ATCTTGAAGCCACGCGCGCGGGTGTCGAGGTAGTCGTGGATAACCCCACCCAGTCCAGTGGCGTCGTGGATGGCCTGAGCGTTGTACTTCTTCATCAAGTCGTTGAACGCCTTGATCATCACCGGGTAGGGGCGACGCCTCATCCGGATCCAGTAGACCACCCGGATCGGCAGCAGGGTCACATCGAAGACCGTGATCACCGTCCAGTCCATCGCCTTGGCCCAGTCAGCAGAGATCACGTACTCCCGGTCCATCCTGGGGATGTCGAACCGGTACTCCTGGTACTCCCGCTGCACCTTCTCCTTGTAGTGCTCGGTCTTCTCCCACTCAGTCTCGAAGGTCCGCTCCACTGCCTCGGAGTCGAAGGCACGGGTACCGATGGAGGGCTCACCGAGTTCGTACTCGACCCGCCACATCTCAGCCGGGATCTCTCGACGCTTCTGCTCCACGAACTCTGGCATCAGCCAGCCGTCGATGGGGTTCATCGTCTCCCGGTAGCACCAGGTGTAGATCGGGAGGTTCTCCTCCTGGAACCGCTGGTACTCGGTGGCGAAGGTCTTGTCCGGGTACTGCCAGGTGGAACTCATCGCGGTCTGAGCCATGTTCCACTCTCCGCGCCAGTTCTTCTGGGGCATCGGCTGACCCTTGGCTGCGTCGAAGATGTCCTGGTCCATCTCATCGATCTCATCCAGGAGCAGGGTCTCTGGGTGCGGACCACGGACTGTCTTCTGGGATGCGGTGAGCGGCTGGATCACCGCTTTGTTCCGCAGCCGGATTCTGGTAGAGCTCTCGTCCCGGATCAGGTACCGAGGAGCGTGGGTGGACTCCCAGGCGTCCCGGATCGTGTTGTGGATGTTGACCGACTGGTTCAGTGAGCCACCCAGGATGTTCACATCCGAGCCCTTCACTGCGGCCATGGTCAGACCGAGGATGGAGAGCAGCCGGGATTTCCCAGAGAGACCACGAGAGCCGTGGATCAGGATCTGGGGCTCACGGTTGAAGTAGGCGGTAGCGAACGCGTCGAAGGGCGCGTCGTGGTCATCGCACACCTTGGTGCGGGGGATCTTGTGATCCCAGAGTGCTTGGGTGAGGTACCAGAGTTCTTCGTCGTTCTTCGGTCCTCGTTCGAGGATGACGCTCACGCCAACCTCTTAGGGAGTAGGTCCCGGAGCTGTAGGGGTCCGTCCTCTGTCAAGAAGATGGTCCACTTCCCGACTGGGCAGATCACCGTGTAGTGCCAGGGAATCTCGGTATCGGTCCGGGACAGGTCGATGCAGAACTTCCCGTTCACCAGCTCCACTTCACGCGCAATGGTGGCGATCATCTTCCCGTCCTCCTCCCACCACATCCGGGAGGGGATGAAGGTGACCTTTCCGTCTGCAGGCTGCCCGCTAGGTAGAACGAACCGACCGTTGATCTGAACTGTCTTCATGGGTCCTCCTAGCGGGCCACCTGTCACAACTCTAGAACTTGACGCCGCCAGCGAGAAGCAGCACCAGGAGCACGATGCCGACGATGGCGAGGACCAAGATGATCACTCCACCTGCGCTGTCGTACCGGTACACACCGTTCTCGTCCTGCGGACGACGTTCCAATGGGTTCCCGAACATTCCGTTGTCACCTCCTCTGGTGGGCACGTTCTGTTGGGCGGTGATGCCGGTGTAGGTCCAGACAAAGGCCAGGATCGCCACCGTGACCGTGAACCACCCCGGTACCTCTGGCTGGGTAGCGAAGTAGATAGCGGCCGCACCGGTGATCCCTGTAGTGATCCATTGGATCAGGTAGAGCACCTTTCGGGCCTGTGGGTAGTCGTCCAGGGGGTTCACTTCTTGATCTCCTCTTCCTCACGCAGGCGACGACGCTGCGCCTTCACCTGATCGATGTAGGTGTCCAGATCATTCTGGAGACCACCACCGACCTTCTTGATCTCATCCAGCGCCTCGGAGTAGGCGATGGACTTCTTGATCGCGTCAGTGATGTTCGGGGTCGTGCTCCTGGGTGCCACGTCAACCTTCTTCCCGTTCAGAGCGTTCTGAATGTCTTCGCGCAGACCGATCATGGAGAGGTTGCCCGGATCCCACTTGTAGTCGCTCCACTCCCCGTGCCCGATCACGGACTTCGCACTCCAGCCGTGGTGATCACAGATCGAGGCCCACAGCTTCACCAGAGAGGCGTAGGCAGCCTTGCTGGGTGGGTGTCCACCGGAGTAGTAGATCTCCACCCCGTAGAAACAGTCGTTCCCATCTGCCGCTCCAGCCTCACCCTGGTGCTTGTCTGAGGGCGGGGGCTTCAGGTCGTAGTTCTCTCGCTGCACTGCCCGGAGGACATCAGGATCGCCACCTCCAGCGTGGTTCGCCCGACCGATGGAGATGATGTCCACGGTGCCGTCGTCGTTGAGCCCGAAGTGTGCGAGCGGGCCAGGGAGGTCTGAGCGACCCTGGACGATCAGGTTCCGGTTAGCACTGTCCGAGCCATCCGACCCGGTGTGGTGAGTGACGCAGCCGTAGACCGGACCGAAGCTCAGGCCGGTCTCGTTATCGCGCCCGTAGGTGCGCCAGTTGCCTACTGCTCGGTACTTCACGTCCCAGCGCTTGAAGGTGGCTAACAGTTCGCGTGCGGTGATCGGTGGTGACATATGTCCTCCTACCTTCAGGATCCGTACTCTGGCGAGCCAGCTGCCCTCGGGCCTCTGGCGACGATCCGCTCTAGGTCTCGGATCCTCTTGATGTGCTCCTCCCGCTCAGTCCGGAGACGAGCAGCTTCTACTCTCGCGTCGTGTAACTCCCTACGCAGCAGCCGAGCCTCTTCGACGCACTCGTCCATCTCCTCCTTCATCAGCTTGACCTTGGCGCGCTCCGATGCGATCTCCGCTGCATTCTCCTCGCGCTCCTGAGCCAGCTCCTTGCGTAAAGGGTCCACGAGCTCGCGGGCGGCGGCTGTGATCACTGCCGTAGCATCGGCACCAACCTTCCGGCGTTGCGCGATGGCGTTGACGATGGCTACCGCAGCACCTCCAGTGAGAAGGGCAGCGGCCAGCATGGCGATGGTCTCGGGTGTCACGCAGCCTCCTGCTTCTTGATCGCCCGAGAGATGACGTACGCGATGTGACGGGCACGCGTGAGCGCAGCCAGGCCGAACCCAGCGACGATCAGTACCGTCACCGTACCGCTCCAGCCGATGTAGAGAGCGATCAGCACCGCGTAGAGCATGGCTGATGGCCCTACGATCAACATGCTGATCTCCTCCAGGGTCAGCGCAGTGGCTATGTGGCTACGAGGCCAGTAGGCACCGACGATGCCGAGAGCAGAGCCCAGCGATAGCGATAGCCCCCACGTGAAGCCTGCCCAGTCTGGGAGTAGCGCGTTCACCGATCCTGCCGTCTCTACCCCGAAGACCAGGGGGATCCCCGACACAGCACACAGCATCAGGAGATAGATCTGGAAAGGATGGCGTCCCGCTAGCAAGGGGTTCGTGTAGGGGACTTTGTCCGGAATCGTATGCATCCCATCTCCCCCTCCTAGGGCTTCTCAATCCAGACTAGGCTCAGCTCACCAGAGCGTGGCTGTTCCCCGACTGACTTGATCACCGAGTAGTCCTCAGGGAAGCCAGAAGCCTTCACTGGATCCTTGAAGTCGAGTCCGAAGCCCTTGATGTCGTCGGCCACCAGATTCGGCCAGTAGGTCTCCGGGATGGTGAACCACTTAGCTTCTTCCTTGGCGATGGTGCCGATCTTGGTGATCTCGTTGCGCGCGGGCTGGGTACTCAACCCCGACAGAGTGGTGGCATCGTGCCGGAACAGGTAAACGTTGGCGCTGGGCTTACCGGTGTCGTTCCCACGATGCAGATAGATCTGCGCACTCCGGATCTCTGGGGTGCCCTGGCTACCGATGTTGTTGGTGATCTCGTGGCCGTAGAACCAGAACCCACGCGAGCTAGGCGAGGCGTATTGCTGCTTCAGCTGACCGGAGACCATCTCGCCGCCAGTCCAACTCCCGCTCTGGTTCGCCCGGATCCGAGCTTCCTTCTTGATGTTGTTGGCCGCATCCACACTCCGCTTCGGGAGGTCGATGAAGGTGTGGTTCCCGGCTGACCAGTTGCCGTTCCAGTCCTCAGCCCACCCTGAGAAGAAGTACCGGTCTTCAGGCAGGTTGGTCTCCTGGTTGGGATTCCGGGTCCACTGCTTGTACTGGACCACCGAGGAGTCCGGGTGCGACTTCCCGTCCTTGAACCCGTTGTAGTGCCAGTCCGACCAGGGCTCATCTGGCCAGTCAGCATCTGCAGCTGAGGTGTAGGTACCGCCGTACTGAGTGGTCGGAGCAGCGTTGTTGTAGGTGGTGAGGATCCTGATCCGCTTCAGGTTGTTGTCATGGCTGGCTCCCGCCGCCCGCACTCCGAGCTTGATGTACCGACCACCAGCAGTTGTCTCAATGAGCTGCAGAGAGATCACCGGTGGGTCAGGTGGGGTGGAATCGTACTCGTGGGACTGAGTCCAGACCCCAGAACGCTTTACGTAGGTCTTGGAGGCTTGAACCCAGACACCCTGTTGCTTGATCCAGACCTGATCAGCAGGTGTCCATACGCCAGCGACCTTCAGATAGTTGGTCACATCTAGACCTTGAAGAAGACATCACCGTCGTTGCCGGTGGCGTTGGAGGGCACCGAGGTCCCCGAGGTGAATGAGGGCGGAGCAGGGTAGGCGCTCACCCACGCAGCACCGTCGTAGACGTGGAAGGTGTTGGTGTCCTTCAGAAAGCAGAACATCCCTTCCACCGGCGCGGTCACCCGCGTACTCCGGTCAGTGGTGTTGTTGAACACCATGACCAGCTTCTTCTCCAGCGCAGTCGCCAACGCCAGCATGTCACCCGGGACATCGGGGTCATCGCTACCAGTTGGGACTGGAAGATCTTGAATCGGAGTGGTGGTGGCCATCTAGTCCTCCTTCAGCCTCATCATCTCAGCTATGTCGAGACCACCACAGTCAAGGGTTGTAGCTGAGCGCCATCCCATTCCGCAGGGGATAGCCTCTCTAGAGTAGTTCCGTTCCACACCGCAAAGTAGGCACCACCACCTGGGCTGTTGCCAATCTCGATGATCGAGGCAAGATCTTCACCCGCAACCTGAACCGCGAGAGCAGATAGATCGTCTGTACTGATTGAGTCGGTGGCTTCGAAGAAGGCCTGGAGATCACCAGTATCAACTGCCACAGCAGCATCAGAGGCATCCAGGATGACCTCGACCGTAGCGCTTTCGACTGCCGTAGCTGTCTCAGCACCAGCTGATCCAACAGCGAGCGAGCTTTCCTCGGTCCCGGTTAGGGATTCAGTAACGGTGTTCGACCGGAGCAGCGAGGCTGCGTTGTTGGCAGCACTAGCAGTGTCGTTGGCGCTGGAGGTCCGCTGCACCGTAGCGGCCTCAGAGGACACCGCCTGGTCATCATCGACCTTGTCGTTACCTTGCGAGACCGTTGATTCGTCTACCGCTGTCGCAGAGTCAGATCCGGTACGAGTAGCTGAGGTGGCTGCATCCTGAGCAGTAGCGGTGTCTTGGACCGTGTTCTGCCGGGTGAGAACCAGAGCTACGTCTACCCCGGTGGCTACATCACCAGTAGTCTGGGTTCTTGATAGGTCGCCCTGGTCCACCGCAGCACCGGTGTCGGAGCCCGTACTTACTACCGATAGTGAGCTGGCATCGGCACCGGTTGCTGTATCCGCTCGAACGTAGCCAGTAGTTGGACCAGCCCATCGAGCATCAGTGCCAGTAGCAGAGTCTGTTCCCGCTGCAGTCGCAGCTACCGAACCAGCTTCAGTAGCTGTCGCGCTATCCGAACCAGAGCTGGCTCGGGCGATGGCAGTAGCACCATCCGCTCCAGTAGCGGTGTCGCTACCGCTCACTGTGGTCAGTTGCGTCAGCGAGGTAGAGGCATCTGTCCCAGTAGCCGTGTCTCCACCGGTGATCTGGGTGACCAGAGCGCTGGCCTCTGCACCCGCCGCAGTGTCGGTACCGGCACTAGTAGCAGCGAGAGCACTGGCGTCAGCACCAGTGGAGGGCTCGTTAGCTGAACTAGCTCGTGCGCTATCGCTAACTGCATCAGCACCAGCACCGGTATCCGAGCCAGATACTGGGGTGCTGGAAGAGACCTCCCGTACCCGGACCAGAGTGGCCGTGCCGCGTGAGGAGAACGACGCGGTGTACCGGGTGGAGGGAACGTCGGTAGCCGTGCCCCCACTGACCGCACCCCAGCACTGGCTGGCAGCTACGTCGTTACCGACCTGCGTGGTTAGGTCGACGCTCTGGCCAGTACCAGCCACGTCAGTGACGCTGGTGATTCCAGTGGCGCTGAACGGAGGGTTCAGCCAGTTGCCCACATCCACGTCGTCCTCGAACGAGTAGCCGCCGAGGAACCAGTCACCGGACTGGATGCCGGGGTTGGACCCGAGGACACAGGTGGCGGCTGTGGTGGGTGTGGCTACACCCCAGGTGCCGGTCGCGGCGGCCGTGCTCCACGTAGTGCCTGCCGCCTTGGACAGGGCGATGGCCTTGGCCACCGTTGAGTTGCCGCTGGTGACTGAGATCGCGGGCATCGTGGACCAGGTGGCGTCCTTCTCCCGGAAGAACCACACGTGACGAGTGGGACCGGTGCCGTTACCGCTGGAACCGCCTCCACCGGAAACAGTCGATACCAGCGTCCAGCTCGCCGGGGTGTTGATCGTGGCCGTGTCCGGTTTCGTGACGACCTGGATGAATACGCCGTCGCCGGTCTGCATCCCGGAAGGAAGGCCCGGAGTAACCGAGGTCGAGCCTGTCCCGACGAGGCCGGTGGCCCGTACCGCGATGGTCATGAGGAGGACTCGTCTCGCATCACCAGTGATGCCTTACCCGCCGTACGAGTCCCGGTGGCCCAGTTCGGTGTCAGAGCGTTATAGAGAGTGATCGCTGTCGATCCCTGTACCGTCAGGGGCTCGATGATGATGTAGACCCGGTTGGTCTCCCGCACCGCCTGTTCTGTTCGACCATTCGCGGTGAGGGTGGCGTTGATCGCAGTCAGCGCGGTGGTAGCACTCGCCGTGGTGGAGTAGGTCCAATCCACGCGCAGCCGATACCACGCCATGACATCACGTGATCGTGACGGTCACCGTGAGCGCCCAGGAACCAGACGCCTTGGTACCCAGCGACTCAACCTTCCGGTTCAACAGCAGGGCGTTCACCGTAGTGCCATCAGCAACCGTAGGAGCACCGATGTCCAGGCCCCACTCCTGCCAGGCGAAGTTTGCCTCACCGGTAGCGAAGGTGCTCTTCGCGGTGAGCACACCGTTGGACTGAGAGGGGAAGGTAGCGTCCATCACCTTGAACTGCCGGTTGGCAGCACCAGCGGCAGCCTGCAGGTCAGTCTGACCGACAGCGAAAGCAGTGTTGGAGTTACCCACACCGAGCCGGGTAGCGGTGTTAGTCGCTGCCTGTCCACCAGCTCCGTTGAGCAGCGAGGTGAGTCGGTTCAGTCCAGCGGTGGTGAGCCCGTTCCCGTAGCTGTAGACCACGTCGTAGGGCCTCACCTCGCGCCGGAGTGCGAACCCGTTGGGGTTCTTGATCCCTAGACGCTTCTCAGCCCAGGCCACCTGGTCGTCATCCCACTTCTCCACCATGGCGACCGGGTTCCACTGGATGAAGTCCCGCGCGTCCATGCCTGCGCTGAGCAGAGAGGTCTCCCTACCCTTAGCACCGTCTGGCTGCATCTCTACTCCTACGCTTGTCTCACGAAGAAGACCGTGCCCTCTGGTGTTCCAGGTGGGGGATCTTCACCTGCATCTAGAATCGCATAGCCCGCGCCCTGAGGTCCCTCCACGAGCACCTCAACCGAGGACAGATCACTTTCCCATGTCTCTACTAGGTTCCCACTGGTGTCTACGTCTACGACCACATCGGGATCTGAGGCGACTAGGTTCTCGGTGAGAACGTTGCCGTCCTCGGTGTCGATCTCAACGATGAAGTCATACACGAGTGACCTCCTTGGTCACCGTCACGCTTCCCGCGAGATAGGTCTTCACCGAACCGTCTGGCCAGGTGAGCTGAACGTCCCACTTCCCGCCGACGAACCCAGCGCCCTCAGTTTGTGTTGAAGTGAGAGTGAGGTTCACCCGCCCCAGATCGTTCCCGGACTGAGTGGGGATCTCGGTACCGAACTCCGCCATCACCGTGGAGTTGTCCTCCGTCTGCCTGACCTGCGCCTTAGCTGTGCATCCGGAGAGATCCACATAGTCACCTGGAGTGCCATCAGGGTTCCGGCCACGCAGGCGGAAGGAGAAGGAGTAGGAGTCGCCCTTGTAGATCGAGAGGTTCCTGCCTACTGGGAGCGCCATATCTACATCATCCCTATGCCTGCTGCTCAGTACGCAGCGCCTGCACCGCTCCCAGGATCATGTTGTCGTTGATCACGTCGTCCCGCATCCCGGTGTCCGGGTTGACGTTCACGTTGGCGTTGTCCCGCGCGTAGGCCCAGGCGTCATCCCAGTCCGGGGTAGCGCAGAGCGCCCACATATTGGCCTGAGCCCAGGCGAGGGGTTCATCCTGACCCTCGCTCGCGGCACACGCAGAGATCCGAGACAGGAGCGACTGGCTGCCTGCCATCTCCACTACCGACAGATAAGACATGTCATCTCCTAGAGCTTGATGATGAAGTTGATCGCTACGTACGGGGGAAGCACCGGATCATTATCCAGACCTCCACCGGTACCAGTATCACCGGTGATGCCGTGTGTGTGACCGCTGCCCGTCGTCTCTGAGGGCATGTTGGCGGCAGCAGTGGTGTTACCTTGCGCTGCTCGTCCGGTCGAGCCACCTGTAGAGGTACCACGCTGAACCTCGTGAGTGTGAGCCGAACCAGTGCTGTTGATGGTTAATGTGCCAGCGCCGTGCGTGTGGTTCGGCAGCATGGCAGCAGTTAGTTCATCTGCACCACCTGAAGTACCCAGCGCACGAGAGGTAGCCGAGGGCTGAGTGGTACCCGCACCCAGCGGGAACTTCCCCTGCAGGTTAGGCAGGTTGAACGTGGTCGACCCATCACCTACACCGAAGGCCGTACCGATGTTGTCGAAGAGCTGCTTATCAGTCGTACGACTCTTCGTCGCTCCGTTGCACAGTGCCCAGCCAGGAGGAGCCGTACTGCCCGCGTACATGGTGATCGTGCCCGGTGGGATCAGCCCATCCAGGTTCACCGCACCTACAGCCGGGATAGTGGTGACCGGAGTGATCTGATCCGAGCGCTTAGAGGTGCTGACGATCTTCGCTGCGGCTGCTTCTGGGAAGTTGTTGGTGTCAGGAGGGATGTTCCCCGAGGTAGCGAGGGTGGCGTAGGACGCGGTAGTCACCCCGACCGCAGGCGTGGTCTGACGGTACATCGCGGTTCGACCAGGATCAGTCGCGTTTTTCCCGATGTAGATCTGCACCTGGTTCGGGTCATTGGTACCCGGAGACGCAGGAAGTGGAGCAGTAGTGACGACGATCTTGGACCGCTTCTTCGGGATGATCGACGCTCGGTTGGACTGCGGGGTCTCCCAGTCCGTGGTCTGGTCTCGGAAGTTGGTAGAGGAGACCCAACGGGTGTTCGCGGTGTCCCCCATGGTCGCGTAGTAGTCGAGCTGGGTGTAGATCCGCATCAGCCCGGTCTGATCCATGGAGACGAACTTGTTCGCGTAGGTGCCCGAGGTCGGATACTCGAAGCCCACCTTGTTGGGCATCCCGGACTCCCAGCTCCGAGTAGGTGACTCGTCCCCAGTATTCGAGGCAATCGCTCGATAGGTACCAGTCCCCCAGGAAGAAGTGACCCAAGCCTGGATTCCTCCACCGAACCCAAAGTCAAAAGAGCCGAAGAGCAGACCACCGAGGTTGTAGTTGTACTCCAGTGTGGTGTCAGTAGTTCCCGTGGCAGTGAGTCCTCCACCGCTACCCGAGGGCACGGAGTACCAGCGCATCCGTAGCTTGTCGTCGTTTCCATCCCGGTGCTGAGCGATCACGATCTCACCAGTGGCGTGGTCTACCCCGATGGCTGGGTTCTTGGTCCCGACCGAGTTGGACCAGGCATAAGTACCGTCATTGGTGAAGGTAGAGGTGGCATGCCGGAGGACGAAGTATTGATCCGCCATCCGGTTGTCGTTGGCGTCCAATGCCTGGATGAGCTGGTAGATCTTCCCGCTGTGGTAGGCCAACCCACAGGTGACATAACTCTGTTGACTCCAGCCATAGCCAGCGTGGTTACCGGAGTAGTCGAACCTCTCCATCTCGGTGAAGTTCGCTCCATTGGTAGCGGTGTACCAATAGGTACCGTCCGTGACGAACCCCTGCCGCCACTCCCAGCCGCTACCTTCATCAAACTGCAGCGTGTCGTAGGTGGTGTCCACCTTGGGGGCAGAACCAGGAGGCTGCACACCAGCTGCCATCTGGATGGATGATCCCACCGGCAGCGTGGTGGTACCGCCCAGCTCAGTGCTGTTCTTGGTGTTCAGGCTCTCGAAGGTGCCCTCGCCCGCGACGATCACCATGCCCGCAGCAGGGTCGACATCGAAGAACGCTGTCCCGCCCTCAGGTGGATACGCCTTCAGAGTGCCGTCCTGGAGCTTGATCCCTTGGTTCGGAGCATCGACGGTCTGGATGGTGGCACCGGTGATGACCGCGTCATCCATGTTCCCGCCGAGGTCGGTAGGCAGTGTCTCTGGGGTAGTTCCCCCGAGGTTGCCTGCAGTGACCGTGGTGGTGTCCAACCCGTCGATCCCTGTGGGGAGATCTGACCACACCACAGGTCCTACTGCGGTGCAGTAGTTGACCTTATTCCCGTTGTTGGTGTCGTACCAGAGATCACCGATCTCTGCACTGGTCGGAGCAGTATCTGCGTAGTACGCGGTGATCTTGCCATCCGCTGTGGTCTGAGCGTCCTGAGCAGCCGACAGCGCAGCAGCAATCGAGTTGTCCTCGATCACCTGCCAGGTGAGAGTGGAGTCATTCCACCGGTAGGCCTGCCCATCATCGGTGTCGAACCACATGTCCCCGGCGTCATCTGCGTGACCACCGGTGCCGTTCGCCCATGGGGGTGTGGACTGGTAGTAGGTCCGGATCGCTCCGTCAGCTGTGGCCTGAGCTGCCTCAGCAGCGGTCATCGCGTCAGTAGCTGTGCTCTGAGCAGTAGCAGCAGCAGAGGCAGCAGCCATGGCGGTTGTGTTCGCCTCAGCCGACTGCGCTAGCGCATCAGCAGCATCGCTAGCCGCACCATCTGCTGTGGCCTGAGCAAAGGCAATCGAACCATCACGCAGTGAGGTCCATGAGCCTGTCCCTGTAGCCGCAGCGCGGTAGGGATGGTTGCCATCGTTGGAGTCGAACCACAGATCACCAATGGACTGCGCTACAGGGGGCTCAGGACCAACGAAGGTGAGCAGCCCAGCGACACCACCGACTACGTCCTCCCAGGCCTCACCGTTGTAGACCTGCAGACCCTGAGTGTCGGTGCGGTAGATGATCTGTCCAGTGACGGAGACCTCGGGGAGATCTACCCCCGAGAACATCATCACCGTGGTGCCCTCGTAGGGCACTCGCTGCCCTAGCCGAGGTGACTGGGCATGGTCGAATCCCGTCATTAGCCAGCGTCGAGCGCCGCGTAGGTCGCGTAGCCAGCACCAGAGGAACCGGGAATACCCTGGATACCCTGGATGCCCTGAGAACCAGTTTCACCCTGCGGACCCTGCGGACCTTCAGGCCCTTGCGGACCAGAGCCGGTACGAGTGATGGCGAGCGCACCAGCAGTGATATTCAGCGTGGCGTCGTCCCCACTACGCGCGTAGAGCCGGATCACCTCGTTCGCCACTGTGCTCCGATGAGGGAAGGACACTGCGACATAGGTCTCTCGGCCAACCGTGGCAGGCACACTGACCCGGATGATCTCTCCGTTGGTGACCGAGTTCAGGGCCAGCTCGCGGAAGTCATCAGCCGCGTTTGCAGGCAGCCCGAACTTCACCCAGGCGTTGAGCTGATAGTCCCCGAGATCAGGGAGCTGAAAGGTCGTGGTCGAGGTAGCCGCAGCCATGTCGTCGTAGGCCGTGGTCTGGAAGGCCACCAGCACATCAGTGTCTGGGGCAACCGAGGTGTTCCCCGAGATGACGAACTTCGACTGGCGCTGCAGGATCTGCCCTACTGGACCAGGCTCCCCCTGAGGACCAGCAGGACCATCAGGACCTGGAGGACCTACCTGCCCGCGCGGACCTACCGGCCCCACACCCTGGAGGACGCCCGTTCGGACCTGGATACTGCCGCCGTTGACCAGGCGGATGATGTTCCCTGCCATTACGACTTCTTCCTGTCCTTGACCCGGCGAGCACCCACGTCATAGATGCTCTTACCACCGAGACCAGCGATCCCAGCTGCGGCTAGTGTGCCAGCTCCCTTGACCCCGGCTACCCGGCCAGAGACCTTGCGGTTGTTCTTGAAGTTCGCCAGGGTGCGTGGTCCGACCTTGTACTTACCTGACTCGTGCTCCTTGATCGCCCTGTGCGACCAGTAGGCGTTGGGAGCGTGTGCCTTCACCGCAGGTGCGAGAGATCGACCCATCGCACCCGCCCCTGCAATCGAGGCACCGCTCACTCCAACCGTGCCTGCATCCAGAGCAGCGTCCCTGGCCTTGCGCTTAGTCTCGGGCTTCAGCGCCTTGCTCAGCTTCTTCTGCCGCTCCTTCTTCTGGGCGTACTTGTAGCCACCAGCCAGCGCCAGGCTGCCTGCGGTGAGTCCAGCAGCGACCTTGGCCTGGGTGTGGTGAGCTGCAGCATTCCCTGCCAGCACGCGGGCGCGGACCTCAGGACGGATCTTCTTGGCGTTCGGGCTCTCCCTGATGGAGACGAATCCCATCGGATCCTTGCCCTTGTCCTCCATCCGACCCACGATCTTCGAGCCAGTACCGAGCCCAGCAGTGGTGGCACCTAGTCCCGCGAGGGTGTTGGCCTGCCTGCCGTAGCTCTTCTCCTTGTCCTTCTTGGAGACGAGCTCGCTGGTCTCCCAGTGCTCTACTCCGAACCCGCTGGTGTACATCACATCACCGTGATCCGCTTAGCGATCTGGACCTTGCCGTACAGCGGGCGGAGACGCTGATCAGTAGCAGTGCCATCACCGATGGTGATGAACATGTCGTAGAGATGCTCACCGGGCGGGAAGAGGGCGGTCACCGTGTCCTCGATGTGCAGCTGGAGGAGACCAATCTCTGTGGAGAGGTTGATCGTGGGGATCTCCCCGTCCGGTAAGTCTGGGTCAGTTTCCAGGGTGTAGACCAGAGTGCCATCAGCAGCCTTGATGTCCATCCGGCAGGGATGGACCACAGGCAAGGGCTCGTTGTAGTGATCAGTGAAGACCAGGTCTGTAGTCCAGTCCTCACCCTGGTCGATCACGATGTCGAGGTTCTCTGCCATGGCTATCCGTTCGTCAGATCAGAGTCATCTATAGCGTAAGGCAAGGGGTAGACCGACCCGTCGCGGTAATCGCTGAAGTCGACGTTCCCACCAGTGACGAAGCCCTTCTTCGGGGTGGGATCATTCTTCCCGCCTCCTGTGTTGCTCCCGCCTACCCCAGCCTGACGCGTTTGCTGGATCTCATACCAGGCAGCAATCGGTCGGTGATCACTCGCGTGCTTTGGGTAGACCTTCCACCGCTTCGCCTTCACCCGCTTGTCTGGGTTGAACGAGCCGAGGATGTCGATGGTCGGCCCCTTGCTCAGCCCGTGCGTGGGTGGGGTCACCTCCATCTCGTCCCAGATCGTCAGCAGCCCGTTGTCCCGGAAGGTCTTGTCCATCTGGGAGCGGACCCCCATCTTCCGGTTGTCTGCCTCCTCATCTACGTTCTGGTCACCACCGAAGAAGGCCAGATCCATCCCCTTACCGTGCCGCTTCACCAGATCGCACATCACCTTGGTGGACTTCTCGTGCAGGGCGTCTCTGGCGTCGTTCTTCCAGTACTTGGTCAGCCAGTGGGTGGA